GTTTGTCCTTTTCCTAAATACAGTGTCCGATGAAATCGATTCAACTCTTGGATGTGGCGAACCATAAAATTCAGGTTTTTCGATGTGCTGTGTTTTGATGAATGCACTGTTTTCAAAATCACCAACAGGCGTTTTTCTGGGTACGATTCCTCCATTTAGAAATCGTTGAAGCTCAAGCATTCTTTCTCTGATGTCTTCAGCCTCAACAGCGTCACCAGACGATACGTTTGAGAAAATGGTTGGATCTACAGGCATGCTTCTCTCGTTATGTTCTAGATTTTTGAATTTTGTATCCGTAGATGTTGAATTCACTGAGTTCGAATTTTTCAAACACAGGCTTCAAACAACCTCGAATTTTTCCAGTGGTTCCAGCAGTCATGTTCCCGCCACCAGGATCGAATCCATAAAATGACCCCCACAGAGCAAATTGAACATTTGTTATGTCTGTGTTTGTATTAAAAAGATATCCTGTTGTGTATGAAAAATCACCATGAAGGCTGCTGTAGTCTTTGAATCCTAAACTATATCTAGATTCACTTGTTTCTGACGGGTCAGTAGTGTCCCTGTGTGCTTTTTGGAAACCAGTACTGTCAGCGTCTGACTGTCTAGAAGCCGAAGAAAGACCCATCAGTCCACGCTTTTGCCAAAGTGAAATATAAGTTGACTCAAGAGGCAATCCCCCAAGGCTTGCGCCCGATTGACTTGCGGTCAGTTGAGAAAGGCTGGAGTCACTTGGAATCTTAGTACTGAATGCCATTCTGAATTCTTGGCAGGTCTCATTTAAAAAGATCCAGCCTGTATCGTCAATTACTTCACCAGTAGTTCCATCTACATTTGTTCGATAAGCAAGCATCAACTTTACTACTGGAGTCCTACCGGAAAAAAACGTTTTTGAACCAACGTCTGGTATTTTAAGTCTACAGCTTGCCCTTACTAAAACGTTGTCATCTTTTGTAATAGTAGGGACGGTGATTGCCCCTCTTGATGATGTTCCACTGAACATCCAGTTTCTTCTACTTGATGACCAGTGGGCGGTATCTCTTGATGAAGCTGGGTTGACTTCTAGAAAATTAACACCGGCTGACTGGACGGCCCCAAAAGAAGACTCGTCTTCAACCATTGACTCGTTGATGGCTTCGTTGGCCAAGTTTTCGCCATTGACGGTGAACTTTTGAAACGCACTATTTACTTCGTTGAATTGATCCGAAGTAATTTGTTCGTTTTCTTTAAACTCTGGAAGTTTTATTCTGCCCATTAGGCTTTCCTGTATTGAATCACCAAGTTTGATGACTGTATAAAACAATCAATTCCGATCTTTATTTTTGATGGGTTTTGAGAGCTTGGGATGGAAAATGAACTCGAAGAAATTTCCGTTCGATCAGGCAAAGGTGATGTTCCATCAAGAGTAACTTCAGTTTGCTTCGGAGTATACTTTCCAACCTCATCATCGAATACGGCGCCGATTCCAAGAGTACTCGCTTTCAACTCAAAATGGGAAACGGCCCGAACTGATACAACAACTTTATTCTTCCCAGCAACCACTGGTATACAGCCGCAGAGGTACACCCCCTGGCGCTGATTTCCATTGAAAAGCCATCCGCTTTCCGAAATATCATTACCGTTTACTTCAACTTTATATTGGACTGCGTATCGATCAATAGGTTTCGCAATCCATCGGCCTTGCGGGTAATTTTTGTGCTTGAAAACTTTGTCTGCCTCATCAGGATCAAAATATCCAAGAGGACTGTAAGATCCGATAGGACCTACACTGTTGTCCAACCCAGTAGTTGAGCTTCCGCTTGCAGCCAGCCATCCGCCTGGAGGATCATGAAGCGGATTGCCAAGAATATCATCGGGGCTTGAATATCCTTGGAATGGGTGAAAGTGTTCATTACCAACCTTCATAAATGTCTTTGCTTCATCTTCGCTTACAAATCCATTGCCTTCCCATATATGAGAAACGGCAAAATCAACTATAATCCAACCATCTGATTCTGCATCAAACTCAACAAATGGAAGCTGAACACCATTGTCGTCTTTTGATATAAATCCAGTTGTAGAATGACTGCATTGAAATCTAGAGCCTGAACTGTCAACAGCATCAAAAGATGACTGAAAACACTCTGAAAAAGAACCTACAGCAAAGCAATCTTTTTCAATCCTATCTCCCGTTTCAGGGTCTCTAAGATTGTCTGAATCAATATTCCCATTCAACTCATCAACAAATTCTTTGAAGTTGAGATTCAAATCGTCAGGATGAGCAATCTCACCAGCGTCAGGACGACGTGTTGGAAATTTTATCGACATTTCTACCTCTTATCGGCGGTCAAAACATCCGTCATCATTCGAATGTTGCGTTGCTCTCCGACTTTAACGTCCGCACTCCACCCGACAATCATCATGCGATTTGGGAATAAATTTTTATCGTCTTGCAAAAACTGAATGGCAAACTCAGTAGTCAGTGCTTTGTGCATGTGGCTCACGTCGTAACGAATCACAATTGGCCGGTGAAAACCCCAGACATCTCCACGGTCAAACCGTGCAACATCAGAAGAAGAAGGAAGCCCTTCACCTCCGTAAACCGGCATCTGTTCAGATCCGTCAACGTGTTGTTGTTTCCTGCCTTTATTTTCAGACAGGCTTACAGTTGATGAGCGATTGACTTTAAAGTTTGTTTTTAAGTCTTCGTTTCCATACGCCACTGCATAGCAATTTATGTACCCAACTTGAACTGCTGAAAAAACACTGCTGAATGAAATCGGTGACGTTTCGTACAACGGATAATCCAACGTTGCCGTATACGACTCGATTACAGGTCCGTCATCCTGACTAAGACCTAAAGATGACTCAGAGCCAAGCTCGTTTTTCTTTCTGTAAAAGTCAGTGTAAACGTGAATGCCGGGAGAGTTTTCAAGGTCATGTGAGCCAAAAAACACGTATGGCTTTCGGCCACGCACTTCAGTTGCGCATTGAATCGGGTAGTTTTCCCTAAAGCTCCAAGCACCAATCTCATAGTGCCAGACCAATAGGAGATTATTTTTCTTTCCAATTGTTGGAACAGAAAGCCAATACTCTTTGTTGTTTCGATTCAAGCACCCAACAGCAGATCCAGCGGCTGAAAATCCAATCCTTTCAACCAAATCTTTGATTGGTGTGCTTAGTTCAACAACCATTGTTGGTGCATTCGTGTCTTCAAGCATCCCTCGAACAACATGAACTCCACTGCTCGACAAAAACACGAGGCCGGTCTGAGGAACATCTTTGATTGAGTTGGGAGCAATGCAACCAATGTCTCTAGTCAGTGTTTGGGCTACAAACCCCGCCTGAGGGCTTCCCTTGATAAAGAAGATCCCGTGCTCCTTGAACACGACCAAAGCGTTCGTGGTTGCATACAGGCCAGTTATTTCACCAGCATCCGCGTCACCAATATCAAAGACATTGTCACGAGGGAATACCTCTGGAGTTCCGGGAGCACTGAACCGAATCAAGTTGTTCGGCATGCCGGCAACAAAGATTGTGTTCTTGAATGATGCGATGTACTTGGCTTGAGCGGGAAATGCTCCAAAATCTTCAGGGTCACGAATGGCGCCAAGGTTGGAATCGGAAATGCCGTCTTCAATAATGCTCGTTTCATTGTCTTGAACTTCCTTTAGAAAGTGGAAGTTTCGACCAATTTCAGAACTAATCGCGTTGCCGAAGTCATCAAAAATGTCTCGTGTTCTGTAAATCCTTCGAGCGACAACCTCGGGTCCACCGATTGGAAGAGTCAAAGCCGTAAAACGCCTGAATCCATTAGCGCACTCGAACTGGCAAATGTTGCTGGGATCAGACAATGGGCTTTCTTGGCCACGGTTGTTTACGAAACTTACGCGATACTGGTAGCCACAAAC